CGAGTTCCTTCCCCAGCCGCACCGGCTGCATCTCGGTGCGCAGAACGCTGCCGGGGTGGACGAGCTGCTGTTCCAGCTGCCGGACGCATGGGCCGGGTGCTCCCTTGCGCTGTATCTGCGCCGCAGCGACGGCACCCTGCTGGCGCCGGTGGCGCTGGACACCCAGCACCGCGTCACGGTGGACCGCCGCCTGACCGGCAGCACCGGCGGGCAGTGGATGCTGGCCGCCATGGGTGAAAACGGCTACACCGCCTACACCCGGCCCGGCAGCTATGACTGCTACGCCATTCTGCCTATCGATGATGACGCAGAGGAGCTGCCGCCCTCGCTGTACGAGCAGTTCGTGGCCCGCGTGCTGGAAAGCTCCAGCAGCGCCTCCACGGCGGCGCAGCGTGCTGCAGCCAGTGCAGCTTCCACTGCGGCCAACGCAGCGCAGGCCCAGACCGCCGCACAGCGCACCAGCGCCGACAGCGCCAACGCATCCCAGTGTGCTGCCCGTGCAGAGGCCGCTGCCGCCCGCGCCGAAGAGCTTGTGCCCACGGACGGGCAGGTGGTCAGCGTGAACGGTAAAAGCGGCATCGTAAAGCTCACCGCGCAGGAGGTGGGCGCACTGCCCTGCCCTGCGCAGCCGGTGTCCGGCCAGCTGCTGCGGGTGCTGAGCGTAGACCCCAACACCGGAGCGGTGCTCACCGACACCGCCGCCATGCCGGACCTGTCCCCCTATCTGCGCAGCAGCACCGTACCCACCGCATCGGTCCCCGGAGCGGTGCGGGTGGACCCGGCCTGCGGCATCAACGTGCGCAGTGACGGCACCCTGACCACGGCCCCCGCTGACCGCAGCCAGCTGGACAGCATGGACAGCACCGTTCTGCCGCTGACCCCCGCCCTGCTGCCCTACGGCGTGAAAAAGGCCCTGACCGCTGCCGCCTCTGCCGGGGAATGGACGGCGGACGACAAGGCCGCTGCCCTGCGCACCCTCGGTGCCGATCTTTCTTCCTATTATACAAAGGAAGATATCGACACGCTGCTCTCGGCTCCCAGTTCCGGCGCGTATCCCGTGGGCAGCATCTACCAGAGCACCGACCCCACCAGCCCCGCCGCACTGTTCGGCGGTAGCTGGGAGGTAATCGCTTCCGAGCGGGTGCTGATGGGTGCATCCAGCACCCACGCGGCCGGCACCACAGTGAAAGCCGGTCTGCCCAACATCACGGGCACGTTATCTGATGTAATGGGCAGCTTTTATGCTTATCCATCTGGCAGCGGTGCGTTTTCTGTCAAAGGCATAGGCAGGTCACTCGAGAACGGGTCTAGCGGAAATTATGGCAATATATCTTTTGACGCGTCCAAGTCCAACGCCATTTATGGCCGCAGCAGCACCGTGCAGCCCGCCGCCTACTATGTGCACATCTGGCACCGCGTGGCCTGAGAAAGGAGGTTTTGAACCATGAAGATCATTGACGAGACCGGCGCGGTCGTGGAAAACCCGGACCTGACGCTTGGGTATCTGACCGATGACACCCAGCCGCTGGAGCACCCGGCGCAGGAGGCCGTGGCCGAGGTGGCCCACTACGAGACGGTGGCCGAATACCCCAGCGGCGGCAGGGACGTGCAGCGGGTGGTGGATGTGCCGGGCGTACCGGCAAAGCCCGCGTGGACCGAGCAGCTGCCCATTAAAAGGTATATCCGTTACACCGCCGAAGAGCTGGCCGCGCAGGAAGAAGCGCGCAAGAAGCAGGAAGCAAAGGACAAGCTGCCGGAGACGGTGGCGGCACTGCAGGCTGCCCTGGCCGACGCCGACGAGATGAACGTGGATCAGGCTTATCGCCTGACCCTTCTGGAGTTGAATGTCTCCGATACGGATGACACTGAGAATACCTGATAGGAGGAAAAGGCAATGAGCAAAGCAACGGAAATGGTTCTGTATCGCACCTGCAAGCGCATGATCGAGCGCGGCAGTACCGATGGTCTGGCGGAGAAGATCGATATTTTCTACGCCGCCGGTAAACTGACCGATGAGCACTACGCCGAGCTGACCGGTATGCTCGCCGAGAAGACCAGCGCCTGACCGAACCGAAACAGAACGCAGGAGGTGTTACTTTATGATCGAGTTCCCCATCACGCTGACATCCGGCGGAAGCGTATGCCTGCCCGGGCGGGCATACGCGCTGGCCCTCGGCTACACCAAGAACCGGGGCGTGTACCGCCTGCACGTCGATGCCACCGGCGAGTGGGAGGGGCTGGCTATCCGCTGCTTCTGGCACGTCCCGGACGGCAAAGCCCCGGCATCATCGCTGGTGGTGGACGGCTATGTGGCCGTGCCCGCCAGCGTGACCGCACAGCCCGGAAGCGGGTGCATCACCTTTGAGGGCAGCGACGGCGCAAAGGTGATGACCAGCGCACACCTGCGGTATCGTGTCAGCGCCAACTCCGGCACAGAGGACGGCACCGAGCCGGAGCCGGGCACCCCTGCATGGCAGCAGCTGGTGGCTGCCGTGCATACCGATGCCACCGCCGCAGAGCAGGCCAAGACCGATGCACAGACGGCAGCACAGCAGGCCGGGGCATCTGCCAAAAAGGCCGGACAGGCTCTTTCTGACACCATCACCGCCAAAGAAGACGCACTGAAAGCCATCGGTGACAAGCAGGCCGCCGCCACGCAGGCTGTGGACACGGCCCGGGACAAGGCTCTCCAGCAGGTGGAAGCCTCTACAGAAGCCGCTCAGACCGCCGCCAGTGAAGCCGCCACCAGTGCGGGCAATGCCAGCCAGAGCGCTCAGAAAGCCGCTGGCAGTCTGCAGGAGCTGAAGGAAGGCATTGCCGCTGGTGACTTCAAAGGCGAGCCCGGCAATGACGGTAAGTCCCCAATTGTGACTGTAACTGATATCGAAAATGGCCATCGTGTCAGCATCACCGACAAAGACGGTACA